CCTGATGCTCCTACAGAATATTATATCTATTATCGGTTCACAGATAAAGACACAAAATCTACAGGTAGATTTTTAGGAGAATTTAGTGTGACAACATCTCAGGGTGAACTAATTATTCCAATAAGAGAAAACCTATACATAAACGTAACAGATTCGTTTATAAAAACTCAGTACTGTTGTTGATAATACAACTTGACCAAATTATATTTATCCATGAATGAGTAAGGTAAATGTCGTGAACCACGGCAGCTAATACACCACTCGGAAAGGAAAATATGATATCACAAGAAGAAATTAAGCAGTTTTTGGAGGGTGCTGACCCTGAAGAATTCATCACGTCGATAGAATTCGATTATCAATCAGATTACATTTACAAAATTAAAGAAGTTCCTGGTAAAGGAAAATCAATTCAAAGGGACACATTTGTTGCGTTTGCTTGGGTTGGAGACCTTCGTGGTTTAAACTTTTATCAAGGCTCAAAGGGTTTACAAAAGGAAGCGATGTCCAAATACGGAATCGTTATTGATAAATTAGAAACCATGGGTGACGAGAGGCTTGAAAGAGGTCTTACATTTATGGTTAAATCACTCAAAGGATATAGGACTCTAATTCAATTTTTTAGGGATGGCGGGTTAGACCCTTGGGGTGAAAAGATGAAAGATAAAATCTTGATGTTACCGCCCGTAGAACAATTCTTAGTTCAGAAAGAAAAACGATTATTTAAAGGTTTTGCGGATTACGATGAAGTAACTCGATTGGTATTTGACTTAGAAACGACCTCACTTGAACCAAAGGATGGTCGTATATTCATGATTGGATTAAAAACAAACAAGGGTTACCACAGGGTGATTGAATGTATGGAAGAAGACCAAGAAAGAGAAGGTATTATAGAGTTTTTTAAGGTAATTGACGAACTCAGACCTTCAATTATCGGTGGATATAATTCATTTAACTTTGACTGGTATTGGATATTTGAAAGATGTAAAGCTCTTGGTTTGGATATAAAAAAAGTATGTCACTCACTCAATCCTGAGAAGAGTATAACTCAAACAAAGCAAATACTTAAGTTAGCTAACGAAATAGAAGATTATCAACAAACCTCTATTTGGGGATATAATATAATTGATATTCTACACTCTGTTCGTAGAGCACAAGCAATTAACTCAAACATTAAAGCTGCTGGTTTGAAATATATTACACAATATTTGGACCTCGAAGCTGAGGACCGTGTTTATATCCAACACACAGATATTGGTTCTTTATATAAAAAGAAAGAAGAATATTGGTTGAATATTAAGAATGGTAATTACAAAAAGGTTGGTTTGGACCAAAAAGTTGATGATATTTGTTCTCGAAGAAGTGACACTTATATTAAGACTACAGGTGACAATATAGTTGAACGATATCTTGATGATGACTTGGAAGAAACTCTGTTGGTTGATAAAGAATTTAACCAAGCGTCTTTCTTACTTGCATCCATGATTCCAACAACATATGAACGTGTATCTACAATGGGTACTGCAACTCTTTGGAAAATGTTGATGGTTGCGTGGTCTTACAAACATGGTTTGGCTATTCCTGAAAAACAAGGTAAGACAGACTTTGTTGGTGGTTTGTCACGATTACTAAAAGTTGGTTACTCAACTAACGTATTGAAACTTGACTTTAGTTCCCTATATCCATCCATTCAGTTGGTTCACGATGTGTTTCCAAAATGTGATGTAACAGGTGCGATGAAAGGAATGTTAAAATATTTCCGTGACACTCGTATTCACTATAAGGAATTAGCGGAAAAATATGAAAAAACGGACCCAAAACTTTCTGAAACTTATTCAAACAAACAGTTACCAATTAAGATTTTTATTAACTCGATGTTTGGTGCTCTATCCGCTCCTCAGGTGTTTCATTGGGGTGATATGTACATGGGCGAACAAATTACATGTACAGGTAGACAGTACCTACGTCAAATGATTAAATTTTTCATGGCTCGTGGTTATCAACCGCTTGTAATGGATACGGACGGTGTAAACTTCTCAGCACCTCCCGATATTGAGACTCGTAAGTATATTGGCCGTGGGAATAATTGGAAGGTTAAAGAGGGTAAAGAATATACAGGAGCGGCAGCCGATATTGCCGAATATAATGACATATTCATGAGAGGTGAAATGGCATTAGATAACGATGGTGTTTGGCCATCATGTATTAACGTGGCCCGTAAAAACTACGCTCTTATGACAGAGGGTCAAGAATTTGTTGAGTATTACTATGAGTATTTGGAAAAAATTGTTAGTATGAAAATTCCTCTTAAATTGATTGCTTCGAGAGCAAAAGTTAAACTAAGTCTTGATGATTATAAAACAAGATGTTCTCAAAAAACTAAAGCAGGACATCTAATGTCAAGAATGGCACACATGGAATTGGCAATTAGAGATGGACTTAATGTTAATTTGGGAGATGTAATTTATTATGTTAATAATGGTTCAAGAGCTTCTCATGGTGACGTTCAAAAGAAAGGTGACACAATTCAAATCAATTGTTACAGATTAGAAAATGATGAGTTAGAAAAAAATCCCGATATGGTTGGAGAATATAATGTACCAAGAGCGGTTGTAACATTTAATAAAAGATTAGAACCTTTAATGGTTGTTTTTAAAGATGATGTTAGAGAAACTTTATTAATTGATGACCCAAGTAAGAGAGAGTTTTACACTAAAGAACAATGTGAATTAGTGAATGGATATCCGTTAGGTGATGGTGACCAAGATAGACTCGATGAAGACGTTTTAATTATATCACCTGATGAGGTTAAATATTGGAACAAGAGAGGTTTGGAACCAAATTACATATACGAATTGGCCGAAGAAGGTTGGGAACAAAAATTAACTGAGTTTGAGTCCGTCTGAAGATAATATATACCAAGAACCACCCATGAAGTAGAATTCGACACAAGCACCTTTGTTGATTTCTACTTCATCAAACTCTTCATCAATTTTATTTTTATCGGGTTTAATTAAAACTTTTGTTAACGCTTTTACTACTACGTGGTCAGTTGTTTTACTATCTAATATTAGTTCACAATAATCAACACCTTTAATCACAATAGCATATTCGCCATTAGTTTTATAATAAGGTTCTGAAACTAAAATATTTTCTGAAGTTTTAACTTCAAAACCATTAATAATTTTTCTTGCGGGTATACTTCTTAATATTGGCATTAAATTACGTAATAATTACCAGGGAACGCTCTGAACTTAAGTTGTTTATTTAAGTTTTCAGCTATCAAAGCTTCTCTTTCCATAACTTTTTCAGGTCTCAATCTTGTTAACTGACCTTCAGCACCTATTAACTCTTCAATAAGTTTTGCTCTTTCATCTTTAGCTTCTGTCGCCAAAGAGGTATAATCTAAAGTAAGTTCCGAATCTGGTGTTTTTAAATTACCACTATATTTTCCCCAAATTCTAGATAACGTTTCTTTACAGTATGCGGTAAACCATCTTCTAACCCATTGTTGGGCAGGTGTATTAAGTTCAGACCAAGTCAATTCATCTAATGGTACATCTGAAGGTAGTTTAACAATATCAGGGTTTTGGGCTAAACAGTCATTTCTATTAGAGTCGGTAGTATCATAATACCAATACCAACATCTGTATGAATTGAATGAAATATTTGAGAAATCAAATCTTCCACCAGGTACATTATATAAATGAACTATTTTTTTACCATCAGGAGCTGCGGTAATTCTATATGTTAAATCTCCAATAATAATTCTTTGTTTTAAATTTCTGTCCGCCATTCTTAATACAACATCAAAAGCTGGCATCATAAAATAACTTCCACCAACACCAAATTGTGCGTATCCCGAGGGTCCACCTAAACCAGTACCTCCAAAACCATAAAGACCACCCATAAATGGGTCAAAAAATGTATCATTTAATTCGGCTCTTTGAAACCAAAGTAATTCATTAATTTCTCTACCTGCTGGTATTTCATACAATTGTTGATTGGGTACCAAATCAAAATAATCCTTCTTCAAAACCCAAGGACCTCCAGCTTGTAACCCAACTATCTTTGAGTATGCGTATGTATATTGGGTCTCCCAATCTAATGAACGTGTGATTAACGCATTTGCAACTGAACGCTCATCTAAGTTTAAACCATTAAGTGATGTCCACTGAGCGTCAATCAACCAATTTAAAACATATTGTGTATAATCACCAATAGCAAGTTCCATTAATGAATCCATTTGTTCGTCCTCCAATTCAACACCCCTAACAGGTGCACCAAGTAGAGTCCTGATACGTCTATATAGTTTACTTCTTTCGGGTTCTTGTATTACTGTCATCAACTATAAATATTAAACAGATTTAATTTCGCTATCTTTTGGAAAAACGTAGTTACCATCTAATATTTTTGTTGCGTTGTTTTTAAATACAATAGTTTTACTTGGGTTATTAAAAACAATAAAATCAGTTTTATATTTTTTAGGTACACTTGCCCCAAAGACCATAACCTCGGTTTCAGAAATATCTTTAGTATAACTAAACGGTTTAATTTGAGCAGTTTTTCTTTCACCGTTAATGTTGATAATCGCATCAACACCTGAAATCATGTCTTCCTCATTTCCAAGGCCACCAATTTTTTCAACTTTATCAGTATTAAATATTTTTTTGAGTTGTATTACGGTATCGTCTTCTCTTTTTTCACCCCTTTCATCAGTTTCTTTTAGTTTTTTGAAAATTTCCTGAAGAGTTTTTGATGTGGACAAATTAAAAATTCTATCTTTAAGTAATAACAAATAGTTACAAAATCTTTCAACTTCCTGTAGTTGTTGTTCTTTGTTATTAGGTGAAAACACAATTGGTTGTTTTTCCTTTGACTTTAAAAAAATGTTTAAGTCATTTAACAAAATACAGAATGAGCTATAATTTGTATTTAATTTGTTTAAAACTGAACGACCTTTAGTTCCAAAATCATATATTCCTGACATTGAACCTGGTTCATATTCGTCTTTTTCTTTCCAATATTCGGTATAAACACTTTTTAATATTGTGTTTATAGTATTCATAAATTTATATTTTACTTGTGGGTTTGTTGAAAACAACCTATTAATTTCTTTTACTTGTGATGAATTGCAACCCACACTTTTTTGCCCCTCTGTTAAAATTTCTGACACTAATTTTTCTTCTTTTAATTTCTTTTCCGTTCTTGACGTGTATAGGGAATTTACAAATTCCCAGTTAATTACCAAAAAAAACTTTTCAATATATTCATCTTTCTTGTTTTGATATCTAAGGTAATAAGCGTGTTCCCAAAGGTCTAAACCTAAAAGTGGATATCCCCCATCTTTAATAACATTCATCAATGGATTGTCTTGATTTGGTGTTGTAACAATTTTTAATTTTCCTGTTTTTGTAACAACTAACCAACACCAACCCGAACCAAAATTCAATTTTGCTCTTTCAATAAATTGTTTTTTAAATTCTTCGTATGAACCAAAGTCTTTAATAATTTTTTCTAAAATTTCACCTTTAATCTTTTGTCTTTTTGGTGTTAGCATTTTCCAAAACAATGCGTGATTAAAAGCACCGCCAGCATTGTTCCTGACTGTCTTGTTGAATTGAGATATTCCCTTGATAATCTCTTCAAGGTCTAAATCGTTGTCTTTTTGTTTTTCTAAAGCTTTATTTAGTTTATCCACATAACCTTTATAATGTTTGTTGTAGTGGATATTCATCGTCTTTGGGTCGATAAATCTTTGTAATGATGAATAAGAATAAGGTAATTTTTCAATACCTATTTTCTTCATTTCATTAATAATTTCTTTTTGTTGTTCTTGAAGTTTTTCTTGTATGTTCTCAGTTCCTTCTATTAAACTTTGTACTTCTTCTATTTCGGCTTCTAACTTTTTCAATTTCATGTCTCTACTTTTATTATAAATAAATAGAGTTTCACAAAACTTTACATCCGTTCATTAATTCGACTCATTATTTCTTGCACAACATCCGCTCTTGATTGATTATCACCCATTACAGTCTCAAAAATATTTTTCTTGTGATTTAATATATCGTATATAACTCCTTCGATTGTATTTTCAAATATTGGATAATAAACAGAAACATTTGATTTCTGTCCATATCTATAACTTCTGTCTTCGGCTTGTGAGTGGTCTGATGGTACAAATGATAAATCATTCATAATAACAGCTTCAGCGGCGGTTAGTGTGATACCTACACCAGCGGCCTTAAGGTTCCCAACAAACACTTTAATTTCTTCATCATTTTGAAACCTGTCTACCGAATCTTGTCTCTGTTTTGGACTACAAGAACCATCAAGGTAAACCGCTTTTTTTCCAAAGTGTGAATGTATTGTGTGTAATGTCTCTGTAAAGTTTGTAAAAACTATAACTTTTTTATCTTGTTCTAATATATTTTCTATTAATTCTATTGTTGAATTTATTTTTTCACTCGCAATTACTTGTCTTATTTTTGTAAGTTTTGTAAACTGAACTGTTAGTGATGTACTTTCATCGGGATTTTTATCGTACCAATCATAGTATTCACCCATTAAACTTTCATATTCTTTTGATTTTAATCTTAAATAAACGGGTGTAATGATTTTATCGGGTAAGTCTAACACCTCAGTTTTTAATCTACGTAAAACTTGTTTTGATGTTCTATCTCTTAATTCTTCTAAATTTGATGCTCCTGTAACATTCCATATTTTTCTATTTCCAACTTTGAATTGGTATCCGTTACAGTATCTTCTAACATAAGCCATCCAATTTGCAGCAACAGGCGACTCAACAAGATTTAATAAATTATAATAATTCATTGGTCTTGATGTCATTGGTGTGCCTGTTAGTAACCACAATCTATCAACGTCTTTAACAAAACTATTAATTAATTTTGTTCTTTGTGCTGATTTATTTTGAATATAATGCGCTTCATCAATTACAATTAAATCAAATTTACTTTTTAATATTAATGAGTCTTGTTCATTTTCGGGGTCGTGAAAATTTTTGATGATGTCATAATTGATGATTACAAAATCAGCGTCTTCATATTTTTTTCCATCACAAATAAATGTTGGTCTATCAGTATAATTTTGAATTTCTCTTTGCCAGTTAATTTTTAAAGATGCTGGACAAATTACCAATATTTTCTTTGCTTCTGTTTCTAAAGCGGCAACTACGGTTGAAGTGGTTTTACCTAAACCCATATCATCCGCCAAAATAAATCTTTTTGTTCTTACAAGTTTATTTACCGCTTCTATTTGATGAAACAATAAAGGTCTGTTAGAATATTTTGAAAAATCTATTTCTTTATAATATTGTTCAGGGTTTTTAATAATTGCAACTTTTGGAATCCAAAATTCCGATAATTGTTCACTCTCGAAGAATTTACCCCAAACATGATAAGCTTTGTCTTTCTCAACTAATAGTTTTTCAACCCAAACCTGTTTTGGTGGTTCGGTGTATAATTTTTCGTTAGCAATTTTTTCTGAAAAATAACTATCAAGTTCAACCCATTTTCTTGCAACTTTTGGAACAACATTTTGATAGGTTATTATATAATCGGATTGACTTCTTGTTGGTATCCCTTTTTTGTTTGGTCCGTAAATATTTTTTAATTTAATTATATAATTGTTGGCACCGTTATAGTTCTCTAAAACATTAAGAGCTTTTTGTTCTACAAGTGAGATTAATTCTATTGGTGAACTATCGGACATTACTCTTTATAATAATAATCAATTTTCGTGTATTTATCAATAATGACTAACAAGGTACCAATTACGCGAATATCCAAATTTTTTGGCGAAAAAGATTTTCAATTAAATATCGCTCTTGGTGAAGAGTGGTTATTTGGAGATATGAACTTTAGAGTTGTTCTATATCGTGTAGATAAATCTAAAACAAATCAGGATGATGTTTATGGTGAAGCATTAAAAGACGGTATTTCTTTTTTACCACCTGTTGAAATAAAGGGTTATGTTCAGGTTGAGGCTCCAAGCCAAGCCACTTTTGGTGATTCAAGATTAACACAAACAGAACCTGGTAATATGAAACTAAGTGTATACCTACATCATTTAGAAGAATTAAATGTTCAAATACAATATGGTGATTATATTGGTTATGCAGAAACAGAGAACAGAATGAGGTATTATTCCGTTGCTGATGATGGTAGGATTGTTTCAGATAATAAACATACATATGGTGGGTACAAACCTTTTTACAAAACTTTTGTATGTACACCAGTTAATGATGACGAATTTAGAGGTATCTAATGGCATTACCAAAAAAGATAGTAAAAAACATTTCTTTAACACCCAAAAAAATATTGGGTGAAAGAAGACAAGAGCTTTTGGAAATAATTCAAAAAGACGGGACTTATTTACCTAAAGGAATTTATCACTCTGATTTAGATAGGGGTATGTTAGATTTTGTAAAAAATGATTTAGGTATTTCTGTTGATGGTAAAAAAGTTAATACGGTTGACGTAATTATTACAACACAGAACTGGGCACAGTTTACTCAAACTTGGAATTTCCAAGATTTGGATTCAAATATTTCACCCCCATTTGTTGCCACCGTTAGAAAACCTGAAACACCATACGGTACAAACCAAGGTACATCATTTAAAATACCTGGCCGTCCAACATTTCAATACGCACTTGTGCCAACATTTGATGGTGCAAGAAATGGATATGATGTTTATAAAATACCGCAACCCACACCTGTAGATATTACTTATGAAGTTAAAGTATTTGCAAATAGAATGAGAGAACTTAATGCATTTAACAAAAAAGTCCTTGAAAAGTTTGGTTCAAAACAGGCATATACAAATATTAATGGAAGATTTATACCAATAATTTTAGAAAACATTACAGATAGTTCAGAAAACGGTTTACAAAAAAGAAGATACTACATTCAAAGTTACACTTTTAAAATGTTGGGAGTTCTTTTAGATGAGGAACAGTTTGAAATAGCCCCTGCGGTTTCAAGATTACTTCAAATGGTTGATGTTGGTATTAAAACAAAACAAAGAAAAGCGGTGGCACCAAACCCAAATGAAAATACTATTGAGGGATTGTTTCAGTATTTAAATGGTAACACTCAACTAACCGATAATTTAAAATACAATTATGATTTTTATCAAATCAAGTCTAATAATGTAGATTCGTTTGATGTTTACATTAATAATAATTTTATCGGGTCTAACTTGGAATATTTTCAAACAAATTCAGGAGATACTCTTAGAATTGAAATTACATATGATAATCCGTCAGAAGACGCTTTCATATTGTTTGACCAAAAATTAGTCTAAGGGGTCACCATATATATCCTTCTTTACCTCACAATTTACTCTTATTAGATTCTCTAAAAATCCGTAAATTTTAAATCCTTTATTATCACAATAATCTTTTAGGATTTTGTGAGATTCAACAGAAATCTTGATATTCTTTATTTTCTTGGGGGTTTTTTTCATAGGGTAGAAAAAAGGCAGAATTTATTCCTACCGTATTATAAATATAAGCGGTATACTAAGATTTTTGAAAAAATCAACAATATTTATGTATAAAATAAAACTGATTAAAAGAAAAATTTAAGAATAATGGCAACATCCAATAAAGTATTCGTTTCACCTGGAGTCTACACTTCAGAACGTGATTTATCATTTGTAGCACAAAGTGTTGGTGTTACAACATTAGGTATTGTAGGAGAAACACTTAAAGGTCCAGCTTTCGAGCCAATCTTTATTACAAGTTTCGATGAATTCCAAGCAGTCTTCGGAGGTACTCTTCCTGAAAAATTTGTTAATACACAAATTCCAAAATACGAAGCGGCATACATAGCAAAATCATATTTACAACAGTCCAATCAAATGTTTGTGACAAGAGTATTGGGATTATCAGGGTATGATGCGGGACCTTCTTGGTCAATCACTTCTATTGCAAACGTTAGTGGTGGTTCAGTATCTCAAGATTCTGCGGAATCTGAAGTTATTGTTACATTCTCTGGTTCTACAGGGGGTACTTCAACTATTGAGTACCTTTCAGGAATTAGTTCTGCAATATTTTACCCATACTTAAACGACACAATATCACAAACAGGTGGAACAACTACATCGATAGATGCTCAGATTAAGACATTCTTATCAGGTGTATTTTCGTCAACATCAACAAGTGCGAACACCGCTTATGTATTTGGTACTATTCCTGACGCTGATTATGATTCATTAACAGGTAGTGGATTTACAGGATTAACTAACGTTTATGGTGTCCCAAGTTTAAAGAACACTTTAACATCCTATTCATCAAGAAATAACGATACTTGGTATTACGCACAATTTGGAATCGATTCAGGTAACGTTTACTCAGGATATTCTTTTTCAACTAAAATTAATTCTCTTTCAGGTTCGGCTTACGGAACTTTAGGTCAATTCTCAGGTTCAGTTTCTATAGAGGCGTATACACAAGTTGGTACCGCATACACTGAATGGAATGATGTTGTTTTGGCAACATTACGTTCAAGAGGTATCTCTATGTACAACGATAATACAAATCCTGATTTCCAAGTTACAGGTATTACCGATGTCAATATTATTACATCAGGTATATATTCTGGTACAAGTAAATCACCTTACGCGGCTTTCTCAATTTCAGGTGTTACATATGAAAATGAAACATTCGCTTTTACAACATCATTGGATGTTACCGACACTAACTATTTGGGTAAAGTATTTGGATTATCTAATTTTGGAAAAGTTAGAACTGATGTTCCTTTGTTTGTTGAGGAAAGTTTTACAAACATGTTGAACTATGGTTATTCTGAGGGTTATATCAGAGGAATAAATTGTTCATTAGTTTCTCTTCCATCAGCACAAGATGATGACGGAAACAATATATCAATAGGGTGGTACTTGGAACAATATCAAACACCAGAAACACCTTACGTAGTTTCAGAATTAAGAGGTAATACAGTTTATGACTTGTTTAAGTTTATTTCAATATCTGACGGTAACGCAGCAAATGCAGAAATAAAAATTTCGATTTTAAACGTGTCTTTCGCTAACGGTACTTTTGATGTGGCGGTTCGTGACTTTAATGACACTGACCAAAATCCTGTGTTCATAGAGAAGTTTACAAACTGTTCTATGAATCCAAGTAACAACAACTTTATCGGTGTTAAAATTGGAACAAGTGATGGTGAATACGCATCTCGTTCTAAATTTATAATGGTTGAAATAAATGCGGAGGCACCATTAGATGCACTTCCTTGTGGTTTCAGGGGTTACCCATTAAGAAATTATAGTGGAGCAATACCAGCATTTCCTATTTATAAAACTTATTACGAAACTGCTGGTGACCCAACTTTTTACCCTCCGTTTGGTTCTCAACAAATTAGCGGTGGTGACAAAGTTAACAGAACATATTTAGGTATTTCAAATACTGTAGGTATTGACCAAGAATATTTTAACTATAAAGGTAAACAAAACCCTTCAAATATTCAAACTGCAACAAGTTCAAGTCCTTGGCCTTTCTTGTCTAAAGGTTATCACTTGGACTCAGGTGCAACTGTTGTTACAATACCTTCGGGTTATTCTACTTCAGGAACTTCAGCTTTTGAAGTGGGTAATGCGTCATTTACCTCTGAACCTACAGATTCAACAAGTCCATACTACAGATTAAACGCTAGAAAATTCACTTTGTTACCTGCAGGTGGTTTTGATGGTTGGGATATCTACAGAGAATACAGAACTAATGGTGATAACTTTATCTTAGGTGGTTCAGGATTCTTAAAGGGATACGCTCCAACATCACAATTCCCAACAGCAACAGGTTGGGGAGCGTTCAAAAAGATTACTGTTGGTAATAACTCTACTGACTTCGCGAATACCGATTATTACGCATATTTGTTAGGACAACAAACATTTGCTAACCCTGAAGCGGTAAACATTAACATATTTGTTACACCTGGAATTGATTTTGTTAACAACTCAAATCTTGTTGAGGACGCTATTGATATGATTGAAACTCAAAGAGCAGATTCTTTGTATGTTATGACTTGTCCTGATTACAATATGTTTGTACCAAACAGTACAAATTCAAGTGATTTGACTTATCCACAAGAAGCGGTAGATAATTTAGAGACAACAGGAATTGATTCTAACTATACAGCAACTTACTATCCATGGGTATTAACGAGAGATACTGTTAACAACACACAAATTTATCTTCCACCAACTGCGGAAGTTTGTAGAAACTTAGCATTGACTGATAACATCGCATTCCCTTGGTTCGCATCTGCGGGTTACACAAGAGGTATTGTTAACTCAATCAAGGCAAGAAAGAAACTTACACAAGAAGATAGAGACACTCTTTATCAAGGTCACATCAACCCAATTGCAACTTTCTCTGATGTTGGAACTGTAATTTGGGGTAATAAAACTACTCAAATCGCAGAATCTGCACTTGATAGAATTAACGTTAGAAGATTGTTGTTACAAGCTCGTAAGTTGATTTCAGCTGTGGCTGTAAGATTGTTGTTTGAACAAAACGACGATAAAGTTAGACAAGATTTCTTGGATTCAGTTAACCCAATTTTAGATTCTATTAGAAGAGATAGAGGTTTGATTGACTTTAGAGTTGTAGTTACAAACACACCTGAAGATTTGGATAGAAACCAAATGACAGGTAAGATTTACTTAAAACCAACTAAAGCATTAGAATTCATCGACATAGAATTCTTGATTACACCATCAGGAGCTTCATTCGAAAACATTTAATAAACATTCATATGGGTGGAGTTTTTATCTCCACCCATATTTATAAAAAAAGAAAAAAATGAAATTCAGTAAAAAAATATTGTTCGAAAGTATGAACGTAAAAACTAATGGTTTAAAAACTTACTCAGAAAAACCACAGTCAGTGGTAATAACAGAATCACAATTAGAAAGAATTATTCAAAAAATTCTAAAGAAAAAATGATATTAAAAGATATTATCAAAAAAAATCTTAACTCAGTTTTTGAAGGTTTGGACCCAAATAGATTACCAGACCACAAATACTATGCGTTTGATTGGGATGATAATGTTATGAATATGCCAACCAAAATAATGTTATTAGATGATACTGGTAATGAGGTTGGAATGTCAACTGATGATTTTGCGGAATACAGATTAGAAATTGGAAACAAACCATTTGTTTATGATGGGAAAACAATAGTTTCCTACGCAGAAAACCCTTTTAGATATTTTAGACAAGAAGGTGAAAAACAATTTTTAATTGACATTATGTCTGCAGGTTTTGGTCCTTCTTGGGATGATTTTGTTGAGTGTATTAATGGAGGTTCAATATTTGCAATTATTACCGCAAGAGGACACAACCCGAATATATTAAAACAAGGGGTTTACAAGTTGATTAAAAATGATGTTGGGGGAATTGACCAAGAAAAATTGATTCAGTCATTAAAAGATTTTAGAGAAATTGCTGGTGAAGATATTAAAGATGATGATACTTTGATTAGAGAATATTTGGAAATGTGTAAATTTCACCCCGTTTCTTTTGGGACAGGTTCAGAGTCTAACCCTGAAGAAGGAAAAATAAATGCTTTGAGAGATTTTATTGGGTATGTAAAAGAGTTGTCATCTCAAATTGGTGGAAAAGCGTTGTTTAAAAATGACGTGACAAATAATTTTGTTGTTCCATCAATAGGATTTTCAGATGATGATATAAGGAATATAGAAAAAGTTAAAGAATTCCTTAGCAAAGAATTTGGAAAACAAAGCCCAGTGCAAACTTATTTAACTAAATCTAGTATTAAAACAAAATATTAAATTAATATAAATAACTAATAAACTAGAACGCCTAGTAAATATATGACAAAAAAAACCAATTAGTCAATATTTATAAGAAAAATAAACAAGATAATAAAAAAAATTAAATAGAAATGGCTGACTTATTAATGAAAATGCCCGACCCGTATGAACCGAAACAGAAAAACCGATTTATTTTGACGTTTCCTTCTTCATTGGGTATCAATTCTTGGTATGTAGAATCAACTGCTCGTCCAAAAATATCAATAAAATCAACAGATATTCCGTTCTTGAATACTAAAACTTATGTTGCATCGACATTTGAGTGGAATACAATTTCGGTAGTTTTCCGTGACCCAATCGGACCATCAGCCGCTCAAGCTCTTATGGAGTGGGTACGTTTACACGCTGAATCTGTAACAGGTCGTATGGGATATGCCGCTGGTTACAAAAAAGACATTACTTTAGAAATGTTAGACCCAACAGGTGTAGCTGTTGAAAAATGGATAATGCAGGGATGTTTTATAACCGAAGCTGACT